CTTAGTTCTACCCTCGGCTTTAAGAATAATCCTAAGAAGGCGCATCTCTTTAAAAGAGCAATGCATGTAAGTCTCACCAACTCTGCGAGCTACGACTTCCCTAGACATTCTGGGGGTCGTGCCACCGAAGTTAGCAGTCTTTTTAGGGACTTCCTTCTAAGTGACAATGTCTCTTTTGAAGGCTTCGATGTCTTTGGAACGCAACTTAGTTGTGAACCATGTTCGCCAGTTGGGGAACAACTGTACAATTCAGATCTTGATCCCAACCGATTTGATCGGGTCCTTGAGGATTCCCCCCATTTATTCAATGAATATGGTGGTTATGGGAAAGATCTAGGTCGATTCTTACATTTCTTTGCCTGTTATACAGGAAGAAAAGAAGGATACCTTCAATGTATAGATGACGACTTTCGCACCCTCAAACCGACGGGGAAACCCCTGCCAGTTAAAGCATTCTCCGTTGGAGAGCCGGGAGGGAAGGCGAGAATTGTCACTGCGTCTCCGTGGTGGCTTACAATACTACTCCAACCCTTTGGGCATGGACTAGTATCGATGCTATCCACTGTACCTCAAGCAGCTTCGGGTCTGACGTCCTCTTACCAAGGGTTTGAGTACGCGAAGGCTTTGTCTTCTAAAGACCCGGGTCACTGGGATAACAGTTTCCTTATAAAGAAAACTGATCTAGAGACCGCCACCGACTTTGTCGACTGGGCATCTTCTAAGAAGTTGCTCAGTGGCTTTGCTGCTGGGTGTTCGCTTGACTCGGAAGTTATGCCGTATTTTACGTTAAGTTCTGAGCTGTTATTAAGTCCTCGTCTAGTTACCCACGTTGGAGACCAACCTGTGTATTTCGAGACGGTGCGAGGTTCCCCAATGGGTGATCCTGGCACGAAAGGACTTTTAACTTTATTATCCCTCGCTGCTGAAGAACATGCGATTCGCGAGTTCCGACGCGTGAGAGGACCTTCTGCTTCGACTGGTTGGCGGTGCTTTGCACTATCCGGTGACGACTTGGTCGCCGTCGGACCTAGGGAGTATCTCCTCGCTATACGCAGTGGACAGCAGGGATTCGGGCTTGTGATCAGTGAAGAGAAAGACTTTGTCTCTCCACTAGGGACTACTTATTGTGAAGAGCCTCTATCAATACTCCTTAATCCTTTCAAAGGAAAGAAGATGAGCGAGGTCCCTTACGCAGAGCACTCCCATGTGGATAGTCTTAAAATAAGACTACTCTCACCTGAATCAAAGCTAACAGAAACTAGAGATGAG